GGCAAAAGAAACAATTCTAATATGGACAGATACAGCTTTGTACACCATGAAGTTTATCGGAGCACCTTTTACATTTGGCTTTGAGCAAGTAGGCACAAACTGTGGTTTGATAGGTAAAAATGCAGCTGTTGAAATAGATGGTGTTGCTTACTGGATGAGTAATAATGGTTTCTTCTTATTCGATGGTACAGTCAAATCTCTACCCTGTTCTGTTGAAGACTTTGTATATGATGATATTGATCTCACAAAAGGGCAACAAATAACAGCAGGTGTTAATAATTTATTTACAGAGATTATTTGGTGGTATCCCACATCTGGTCAAAGTTTTAATAATAGATTAGTTGCTTATAATTATTTAGAATCTATGGGTTCTCAAGTGCCGGGTGGTATTTGGTATAATAGCACAGAGGGTAGAACTTCTTGGATGGATGCTAAAATATATCCTAAACCTTATGCAACTTCTTATAACTCTACTGACGCCGGAACTTTTCCAACGATACAAGGAGTTACGGGATTAGGGGCTACAATATATTTTGAACATGAGATTGGTAATAATCAAATCAATACAGACGGATCGAGTACCGCGATTAGTTCTTTTGTACAATCCTATGACTTTGACTTAGAAGGCCAAGGCACAGAAGGGGATAGATTTTTATCTGTTCGTAGATTTATACCAGATTTTAAAGTTCTACAAGGCACAGCCAAAGTAACGTTGGCCGTGAAACGTTTTCCCTCACAAGAAGATTCTTCTACTGGATTGAGTCCTTTTTCTATTACCTCATCAACAACTAAAAAAGATACAAGAGCTCGTGGTAGATATGTTAATATCAAAATAGAAAATGATGACATTGATCAAAGTTGGAGATTTGGTACATTTAGTTTAGACGTACAACAAGACGGAGGCAGATAATGGCAAAGATAAATGTAAAAATACCAGAACCGAAACAAGAATACGATATCTCTAATCAAAAACAAATAAACAGATCTATAACAACTATTATAGAACAATTAAATTCTACATTTTTAGACGAGTTAAAACAGGAGCAGGAAAGATTTTCTTGGTTTATCAGTGGCTAATATATATAAAAACGCAAAGATAGATTTAACAACTACAGATATTACAACATTATATACAACACCTTCTAACTCTAGAGCGATTGTAAAATCTATATTGGTATGTGATGATAGTAATAATGGAAGTACAATTACACTAACATTAACAGATGCAGCTAGTGCTGTTTTTGTATTATTTGATGTAAAAACTGTAGCTGGTCACGCAACAGAACAATTATTAAGTGAACCACTAATACTACAAGAAAGTGAAATATTAAAAGTAACCGCTGCAAATGCTAATAGATTACATGTTGTAGCATCAATATTAGAAATAAGTAGAGATTAAGGAGGTAAAAATGGTATCTTTTGTAGAAAAAGGCAAGGTTGACACAATAGTCAATGGTCAGGTTATTAAAGACGTTGAGATTGAAACTGAAATTACAGTGAAAAATCTTAAAACAAATGTTGAATACAAATCTGATAAAGAAGCCGAAGATGATGTTAACAATCCAGATACTGACACCAAGCAAGAGGATATATCTAGAAGTGTCAATATAAAAGTGGCTAAACTGCCAGATGTTATATCAAAATCTGAGGATGAATAGTTGATTTTTGAGGCAAAAAAAAGTAATGTATTTATGATAGATACTGGTAAATTATACGATATTACCGTAGCTTTTGGACTTTATAAGTCGTTTCCTCGCTATAAAGATCACACGTTCGAGGACGTGCTAGAACACATCGCCCCGTCCGTAGATCTGAATCAATACAAGATTCATTACAAAGATGGATTACCTTTTGCTTTTACGAATTGGGCATTTTTAAATAAGGATGCAGAGAAAAGATTTATGACAACCGCCGAATTAAACCCTGAAGATTATGACAGTGGAAACATCCCCTGGCATATTGATACTGTTTGTTTAGGTAGCGTCAAAGATATTATGAAAGAGACTAAAGAATACTTTACTAATCTATTAGGTTATAATAAACCTGTAAAGTGGCTTCGTGTAACAGATGAAGGAGTTATCACAAGAGTTGTAACTAGGTATACAAAGGAACATTATGGGATCAATTAAAAAAGCATTAAAACCTGTCACAAGAGTCGTTGACAATATTATCCCTAACGAAATTAAACCTGCCTTACCTTATCTAGCAGCTAGTTTTGGTGCACCTTATTTAGCTGGTAAAGGTATTCTAGGTGCTTTTGGAAGCGGAGCTTTTGGTAAAGGTGTATCTGCCAGTCTTATTAATGCAGCAACAAACGCCGCTTTAGGAAGAAAATTTAATCCTGTATCTGCAGCGACTTCAGGAATCATGGCAGGTGGTGGTCAGTTTTTAACAGATAATTTTGATTCTAAACTTGCACAATCAGCAGGTAAATTTTTATCTCCAGGTGCAGTAGGTGATATGACACTTGGTCAAGCAGCAGTCGCATCTAGTGGTTCGTTGACCGCGGGAAGTATGCAAGCAGCTTTTGAAGAAGCAGAAAAAGCTAATAGAGAATATGATGATTATGTAAGACAACAAGAGGAAGCAGGAGCAGCAGACATTCAAACAAGAAGAGATTACATTACAAGATACATGGGAATGGCAGGATTTGATCAAGATCAAATTGATGATGCACTATCTCGTTATGGATACAAGACCGGGGGCCGCGTTGGTTTTTCCAGTGGTGGTAGTGGAACATTAGGTGATTCCATGCAAGACATGAAAATTCTTATAATGAAAAATCAAATTATAGACGCCGGTGGCGGTGGTTTCGGTGGAAAAGATTTAGATGATAAAACAGACATTGAAATTATAGAAATATACGAAGGTTTATTTGGTCAGGGCAAAGCAAACGGCGGACGTATTGGTTACAGAATTGGTGGTGGTCCTGTAAAAAGTTTTATTGCTAAGTTATTAAATGCTGAGCCTAGCGAAGAAGTTATGCAAAGAATGGTTGAAGAACGTAAAAATGAAATACTTAATGAAATGTTTGATCCTGAAGCGGGAACCGGTGCTTATTCAATGCAACAAATGCAAGAGGCTGATGAGATGGCTACCAAACAAGCCATGCAAGAATTAGAAGAATATAAAATGCGTATTGGTATGGACTTAGGAAACCCACCAGAAGGTTCTGTAGGGGATGATGTTATTGATCAAATTATGGGACCAAGAGAAGAGGGTCGTGTTAAAGAAGCAAATGGTGGACGTATTGGTTTCTCTAGTGGAAAAATGGTTACAAAACAAAACACAGGTAGAGTTAGTCAACTGTTTCAACAAATAGCAGATGGTGAAAATGTATCTGAATCTATGGCCGAATTATTTAATGTATATGGAATAGATTTATATGACACCAAAGCTGAAGGGGGCCGTGCAGGGTATGCTGGTGGTGGAACAACAATAATTTCTGGATATTTAGATAAGTTAGATCAAAAAATAAAAGACCCTAGTTTAACTGTAGAGGAAGCTCTTATTATAAAAGATCAAATAAAAGAATTACAAGATTTAATTAAACAATTAAGAAGCTCTAGAAAAGATGGTGGTATCATGAATTTAAAAATGGGTGGTATGCCAGCTGAAATGGATTTAAGAGGTGGTGGTTTTGTACCTTTAGGTGCAAAAGAGAGAGCCGATGATGTTCCGGCTAGACTATCTAAGAATGAATTTGTAATGACCGCTGATGCAGTGAGAGCTGCCGGTGGAGGAAGTGTTAACAAAGGGGCAAAAAAAATGTATGATTTAATGAATAAGCTAGAGGCTAGAGTATAATGGCAACAACAGAAACAAGAACACTACCCGCACCGTTTATAGAAGCGGCAGGAACTACATTAACTGAAAAGTTAATACCTGTATTAGGACAACCGATTAATACTACTGCCTTTGCTCCTACAGTAGCCACACAAGACCCTCTACAAACACAAGCTTATCAACAAGCTTCAGGACTAGGTTCTTTTCAACCTTTCTTAACTCAAGCCGGTGCCGATGCCACAGCAGCCCAACAACTTACAGGGCCTCAAGCTTATCAAGAATTTATGTCTCCGTATCAACAAGAAGTAATTGATACATCGCTTGCAGCTCTACAAAGAGAAAGAGATGTTGCAAGACAACAAATAGGAGCAGGGGCAGCGCAACTTGGTGCCTTTGGTGGTGGTCGTCAAGGACTACAAGAAGGTGCCTTTGATGCAGAAACAGCTCTGGGTAAAGCTCAATTAGAATCACAACTAAGAGCACAAGGGTTTCAACAAGCGCAACAAGCAGCGCAACAAGCTTTTGCAAATCAACAAGCACTATCCACACAGCAACAAGGATTAGCACAATTAGCTCCACAATTAGCACAACAACAAATTTCAGGATTACAACAATTAGGTCAGGGACAACAAGCTCAATCACAAGCGATTCTTGATGCTCAAGCAAATGCTGCAAGAGAAGCGGCTTTCGAAGAGCAACAAAGATTAGGTTTTGTTGGACAACAATTAACAGGATTGATTGGTGGATATCCTGCTCAAGCAACTTTCCAAACAACCATGCAGCAACCACCTAGTCCACTACAAAGTATTTTAGGTATTGGTGGTGGTGTTGCTAGTATCTTAGGAGCATTGAACACATAATGAGTAGAACTTTAAGAAGACCAATGTTTAGAGGTGGTGGCAAGATCGAGAGCCGTGGAACGGGGATTACATCTGGACTAGACGATAGACCGGGGTACGCGGAAGCTGGTCCAGTTATGGGTAAAGTAAAATCTGAATTTGAAGACCTACAATCGTTAAAAGATCAATTAGG